CTTATACATAGATTTTCCGCGCCACGGGGTCATAAATCCCGGACGTGATCGCGACGGCGGTAACGGAGTCAAAATTTTTGAGAAAGACGTTGTTGACCATGTTGTTCAGCGTGGCGTCTTTCAAGACCTTGATCTCCTGCTGCGCGGCTGCGATCTGAGCCTCATGGAGAATAGCGGCTTCCCGGTTGGCGAAAATGCCGTCGTCCATGTGGTTCATGTTCGTCTGACTCATGGGCGTCCCTTCTTGGATGACTTCCCCCGTCACGACATCGGTGACGTGGTCAAGCCACCCAATTTTTTCATACTGCTTCATCGCTGCTTTCGACCTCCATTTCCTTGATGTTGTATTTGAAGGCTACATAGAGCCCCTTGCCCTGTGTCTTGGTGAAGACCCGATCGCCAGCACTCGCCACGACGTCGCCGTCAGTGTCGACGAGCTCCACGTTGGAGACGTCACCGATGACTGTGTCATCGAAGTAGACATACACCCTCGCGTCGGAGCCGCTGACGATTTTTCGGAAGGGCTGCACCGTCTTCGGCTGTCCGTTCAAGGTAAAGGCTGCGTGATCGACGGAGTCGACGAACCGCTGCCCGATCTTCTGGATGCCGATGTCTGTGAGCGTTTTTGCCATTTAGTCGCTTCCTCCTCTCATTTGAGTTGTGCTGGAGCATCGAGCCGTATCGGAACACCTCAAGTATTCCTTAACGCCGCTCTCAGCCCCGGAGATCGCCGCGATGTCAGAGGCGAGCCCCTCGTAGATGGTATAGTTGCCGAAGTGATAGAACTCCTCAGACGCCGCGAATGTGCCGGACTTCGGGAACTGGACGTCGCCGGAGTCTTTTCCGCCCTGTGCCGTTACCTTCGAGGCAAGCAAGTAACCCTCGCTGACCACATGGGGCCAAACGCCACAAACGAGCTGACCGCACCGTGGATAGTCTGAAAAGCCGTGCTCGAGTCTGGAATGTAGAACAACGGCAGCCCCGGTCTCCATACCATAAGCTGGCTTGCTGCTGCCCTGTTTGACCTTGCGAACCTCTGCGTCGATGACGTCGAGGTTGTAGACGCCGCTCTGCTTCGAGCTCTTGAGGAAGATGATGAACTCGGCCCACCGTTCCGGGTCTTGTACGGAGAACGGTTCGATGTAGCTCTTATCGTAGCCGAGAGAGGTGAGGGCGTAGAGTACGCCTTGCCGCGTGCCTCCCCACTCGGAGATCAGTCCCTTCATGGAGAGCCTCGTCCTATAGGCTTCTATATCCTCTCCTTCAAGCCTCGGCATATCCCGATCTTGACCGTGTACCGGGAGCATGACCAGCGATGCGCTCACTACGTTCGCCTCGTCTCTTACTCGGAAGAACGCTTTCTTGACGTCGTCAAAGTCCTTTCCGATGACCCGGAAGAAGATGCGGAACTGGTTGGCAGCTTCCTTTCCCTTCTTCAACGGAGCGAACAGGAGGTCAAACATATAGTCGCCGAAGTTGTCGTATCTCTTCATCCGATCACTCCCTTTCGACTGTTACATTGACAGCCCCGAGGGTGATGACCTTGTCCTTGTCCAGCTTCACGTCCTGGGCCGGTACGGTGATCTCGGCATTTGTGGCCGAGCTATAGCCGTTTCGGACTGCGAAGTTGATGTCGGAACGAGTCAGCTCGTTTAGCTTTCGGCCTCTGCGAACTGCAAGCAGCTCCGTCAGGATGGTCTTGACCCGGTTCTCGATGTCTTCATCGGAGTCTGCCGAGCCGGTCGTGATGGTGAGCTCGATGTCCTGGTCGACTGTGACAGAGGACTTCACGAGTATATTATCGTATGGCCCCGCGATCTTGTCAACGGCTTCCTGGACTGACTTGAGCAAGCCTTCCGTCGCTTCTCCAGCCGTGCCGGTTACGATAATGTCGACGGTGCCTTGCCCTCTCGGATGGTCACAATCTGCCTGGGCAAACAGGACGCCGGTGACGGACTCAGCCGCGTTGACAAAGGCGTCTTCGGTCGCAAGCTGCGCCAGCTCAGACCACGATCGGAGGGTGCGTGCTCTCGCGCTCTCATCGTCTTCTGTATCGCTGCCCTCGCGCACAATCCAGTCGGCGGCGTTTGTGATCTTGACGTCTCCGATGTAGGTGAGCGTGCGGGTGATCTGTCCCTCTGGGACATTGTAGCGGCTTCCTTCGGCCTCGGCCTCCACGAGTACGTCGACCGACATCGCCCCTTTTTGGAGCACTGCCGCCTCGATCGTGAAGTATCGGAGCTCCTCTCCGTTGATGTCAAGGATGCTCTTGAAGACGTGGCCCTTCGCGATCTTGATAGCCTCTCCGCTCGCACCCACGCGGGACACGGTAACGAGCCCCTGGGCCTTCTGCGCCTTCTTTCTCTTCTTGGAGTAGTCAGGCATTTTGAGGTCAAGCCACACGCCCTCGGCATGGGTGACGAACATATTGTTGAGAATACGGCGGGCGAGCTGGAGTAATTCAATCTTGATACGGAGCTCGACCATGAGCAGCGTATAGAACACACCGCCCGAATGGAAATTTGTGACGACGAACCCCTCTTCCTTCAGCTCTGCGACCTTCTCGTCTTTTGCCTCTTCGAGCGTCGGGACAGGGATGACGGCGTCAAGTATCTCTTTGTCGATCATGCTGCTATCACCTCCACGCTGACCGCTCCAATGACGACGTTTAGCTTGCGGGCTTCGCTCTCTTCTCCGAAGCGGAAAGAGCAGCAGAGCAGGATGACGTCGTCGTTAAAATCTATGCTGATCTCGATGCTGTCCGGGAGAATGACCTCCCGCTTTTGTAGTTTTGACCTCGCCCGCTGCGTGATCTCTAAACGGGTGAGCTCAGAGTCTTCGGACTGGATGAAGTCGTAAAGGCCCCACCCGAACTCCGGGTCATAGAACAAGTCTCCCGGCTGCGTGATCGCCTCGAGGACAATGTTCTGATATAGGCAGTCAAGCCCGGAGCAGAGGGGGGCGTCTCCGTCCGCCGCCTGTGTGAGCTGCCACTCATCGTCGAGCCGGATGTCGGTGTCGTACAATCCCGTCACAAGCTCACCTCCCCGATGATCGACGGAGTGAGGTCTCCGTATGGGAGAGCGACCGCTACCACGGCCCCCGCCTTGAACTGACTCTTAGACTTAATTCCAGGAATGGTCGGAAAGTCATCGTCCGGGTTCCCGAAGCGGTCGAGGACGGTCAGGGTGTACTCGTACCAGTTGGCGGTGATGTGCCCGTTAAAGCTGCTGCCAGTGTCATCATTGTGGATGACGAGCTCCTCGATCTCATAGGCGTCGAGCTTGGTCGCCGACTTGATGCTCGCGAACACGACGGCGGGGAGCTTCAAATGCGGGTAGTCGGCAGCGATTGACTTCTTGATGATCGCCTTGACCATTTCTTCGAGCATGATGCGCCCCTCCTTTCGTTGTTTAGAAGTAGATGTAGGTGCGGATGAAGCCGGAGTCGTTTGTGGTCGACACCACTTTTTGAACCTCGACCTCGCCGCTCACCTGTGGATGGATGACGTTGATCTTGTGGGAGTGCTTCACAAATGGGGCGGAGACCGTTTCAAGCTCCCATACGCCTCCGGCCCGGTTCAGACCGAGAATATTGACGCCGTGCTCGAAGGTGTAGACTTTCTCCTGCTCCGGCTTCTCATCCCAGTAAAAGACCCCGCCAGAGAAGAAGAACGGAACCTTTAGGCCCCACGCCGCGTTGACGGTGTTGATCGCCTGGACGGCGTTCTGCTGCCGTATGGGGAGAATCTTGCGCCGTGGGTATGTCTTGGACGAGAGTTTCATCTTGGAGAGCCCCGCTTTCGCCAGGAAGAAGGCGAGCATCTCCTGCGGGGTAGTATCAAGAAACGTGTCGTTGATGATGGTCTCTTCGAGCACCAGCATCTCATCCTTGAGATTGACTTCGTTCGCAAAGGCCCCGCCGTCGTATGGTTTGGCGACGTAGCCCGTGAAAACGTCGTCAAGGGCTCCGTCATATCCGAGCTGTATCGCTGCGGGGTCTTTCTTGTTCAGTGTGATCTCCGGGCGAAACTGCCCCGTGAAGCGTATCTTCGCCCAGTCAAAGTAGGACGACTTCGCGGAGTAGACCTCGATCTCGATGCCCTCGTTGAAGGTATAGGGGCCCGCCCGGGCCGCGATTTGTGGGTAGTATAACTCGGTTGTTTCCATAGTCGCCTCCTCAATATGGCATTTGTGCGACTCGGTTCATCGCTGCCGCTGTCTCGGCGTCATCAACTGCCGGAGACTTTCCACGGCTCGTTGACAAGTAGGTCTCATACTCTTCGGTGAGGCTGCTGCTTGCGGCGGAGCTTCCGCTCCCAGAATTGCCGGAGCTCTTGGAGCTGCTGCTCGCCGTGGTCGCGGTGATGGTCTGAGGGATATACTCCCAGAGCTCAAGGGAGGCGGTAAGCTGTCCGCTCTTGCTCTCGCCCTTGTGGGTGAGCTTCTTGAAGATGACCTTCTCGATGCCGTGGGCTGCTGTGTCCTCGCTGACAATGGGGATAGGCTGCGGAACGCTCTGCCCGGGCTTTCGGAAGATTGAGCGGAGGCTGGCGTATCTCTGGTACTTCGTGGCTGACTGGGTGTCGTCAATGATGAGCTCGATGTTCACCTTTGCATCCTCGTAGCCCGTCGCCTGTTTCGGCTTGGTCGCGCTGCCCTCCACTTCCTGCTCGTCCACCTTCGCCGACTCCGTGACCTCGATGCTTTTGACGAGGCCAGGGAGGACGACCCCGTTGAGCTTGATGGTTTGGTCTTCGACGTATATCATGGTCGTCCTCCCTCCTTTATGCCGGTGTAGGAACGGCGTCCGAGTCTCCGCTCGGGTCTTCGTCGCCGTTTCCGTTGGTGAAGTCCTCGACTTCCTTGAGAAGTGCGAGTAGTGTCTGCAAGTCCTTGATCTTCTTGAGGTCGACTTGCATGAGAAGTCTCTGGATGACGACGGTCTTGCCTCCGCTGGAGCTTCGAGCTCCGCTCTCGTCGGTTCCGTCTCCTTGGTCGCCGCCGCCCGTGAGGTTCACCTTCTTGGTGGGCTCCCTTTCGAGGGTTGCCTTGGTCTGCTCCAGGCCCTTCTCCATCGCCTCTGCGGGCGCGTTCTGCGCCATCGTGAGGCCGTGTGCGTATGTGGTCATGGTTCGCTGTCCTGACAGTGTCAGGGTGGACAGAGGCCCTTCCTTCGCGTCAGAGAACGGGAGCAGGTTTCGGATGCGCTGCAATCCTCCCTTGACCGCTTCGACCGCTGTGGAGAACGCCGACTTGATGCCATTCGCGAACGTGGTGACAATGCGCTGCCCAGACTGGAAGAACCACGTCACCGCGCCGGAGACTGCGTTCTTGATGGTGTTGAGTCCATTCGAGAACGCCGCGCGGGCCTCGGTGAATTTCTGGGAAACGCCCTGGACGATGCCGCTCATCGCCGTCGAGAACTTCTCTTTGATTGCGGTGAGCTTCCCGCCCGTTAGGTTGTCGAGGAAGGTGAAGCCTGCCGTGTAGTAGCCCTTCACGCCCTCGACCGCTGCGGCTGCTATACCTCGGATGCCGCCGCCGTGTTCTTGATATGCTGCCTTCATATTGCTCAGTTTTTCCGAGACGGTGGTCTTCGCCGCCTCCATGACCGAGCCGATGACGTTGCCGATCGCCCCGAAGACGTTCTTCGCCACCTCCAGCGCAGCCCCGAGTTTTTCTTTGAAGAAGTCGATGACTGCATTGACCGCGTTACGGAACCACTCGCACTTGTTGTAGAGCAGCACCAGGGCCGCGATGAGGGCCACGATGCCTATAACTACCCAGGTGACGGGGTTTGCAAGCAAGGCGGCTGTGAAGCTCCAGACCGACGATATAAGCGGCGTCAACGCTCCCTTCACTAAGACGAAGCCAGCCTTGAGCATTTTGAAGGCCGAGATTGCCTTTGTTATGACAAGGCCGACACCGCTGACGACCGCGATGACCGTGCCGCCCACCGTGAGGAAGCCGCCCAGAGCAAGCACGACGATCATGATGACGCGGACGAGCTCCTGGTTCTGTTCAATCCACGAGCCGACCTTTGTGAGAACCTGTTCTCCCTTGCCCATGAGGTCGTTGATAGTGGGGAGGAGCGTGTTCCCTATGGTCTCCGTGACGTTGTGGATGCGCTGCTGCAATCGCTCGAACTTCTCCGGCTCAGTCTCATTGATCGCCGAGGCCATCTCCAGTGCGACGCCCGTGCCGGAGCCGAGCGCGTCGTACATACCGACGATGTTGTCCTGAAGGTCTCCGACCTTGTTATACATGAGGTCGATAAGGGCGACGGCCTCTGTGTCGCCGAAGGCTTTTTGCAGCTCCATCTTCTCGGCGGCGTCCATCGTTTCGCCGAACTTCCCGCGCAGCTTGTCCAGGATTTCCGGCATACTGAGGAGCTGATTGTTGGCGTCCGTAAAGCTGAGGCCCAGGGCTTCGCCGCCCTTCGCTGCCGATCTCAGGAACGCCTTGTACTTGGTGCCCGCCTCGCTGCCGCTCATTGTGGCTTGCAGCATACCCAGAATAGAGAGCTGCTCTTCGAGGGGGACGTTTGCGGTCGTTGCCGACGCGCCCAGTGTTTGGATACTTTGAGCCATGCCGGAGCCGGTTGTCTTGAACTGCTTGACGCTCTGCGAGATACCAGCCGAGAACATCTCACCGAACTCAAGGTCTGAGAGGTCTCCGTAGAACTCCTTGTAGATACCGTAGCCCGTCGCAAAGAGCGACGTCATCTCTCCGATCGTGGACTTCGTTGCCTTCGCGGTTACACCCGCGAGCTCTGTGTATTGAGCGACGCCTTCGTCCGTCAGGGAGGCGATGCCGCTCTTGATGTCGTAGGCTGCGGAAATGAAGTCCGACTTCATTGTACCGGCCCACTGGTCGGAGAAGTCGCGGGCAGCATTCTCCACCACGCCCAGGTTTTGCACGCCCAGAGAGGCAAGCTCGCCCAGGGCTCGGCGCGTCTCGAAGGTCGCCTCTACAGGTGCCAGGACGGCCCCGGCGATCTGGCTTCCCATCTCCTGCATGACAGCCCCGGTCTTCGCCATGTTCCCGAGGCCCTCGCTGACCGCGTCCAGCTTGGACACGTTCGCGCCCACCTTGGACGCGACACCAGCCATCGGCCCCGAGAGATTGTCGATCATGTTCATAATGAGCGACAGTTTGAAAACGGACTCTAAACTCATGCCTTTCGTTCACCTCCTATTTTTTCTGGAGGCGAGCTGTGTTCAAAAGCGACCGGCGACAGGGCCGTCACTCGGGGAACGCTTTCACGATTGCCCGGGTGACTATGCCCTCCTCAAGCTCCTGGATGTAGCGAGCCTTCGCCACCCAGTCAAGGAACTCGTCGATGTCGTCGATCGCTTCGGGGTCAAATGCCTCTAAGAGAGGCGGGGGGACGTAGCGGTAGATTTCCAGCAGTCCGGCCTCTACGATGCTTTCCCGAACCCCCGCGACCTTCTCTCTTAGAGCTTCTTCAAATTTGCCGTGTTGGTCAGGCCGAGGATCTCCGTGAGCTTGTTGCCGATGGTGATAGCGATGCCCGGGTTCTCCTCCATGTCCTTCGTGAGCTTATCCCTGTCCTCATCAATCACGGCGTCCAGCATGAACACCTTGCTCGCCTTCGTGATGCCGGACTGGGACGCGCTCTTGATGTAGCGGTCGTAGCTGGGCACACTGGGACGCTTGAAGCGGTAGACGTACTCCATCTCGTTCTCGTCGTCCACGGGGACGGTCATGCCGACGCGGTAGAGCTTGCCGCCGTACTTCTCCTTGAGCTGCTCGTCGGAGCTTGCCTGGGTCACGATGTTTTCCTTGCTTTCCATAGTGTGACTTCCTCCTATCAATTATTTTGAGATAACGCTTAGACCGGCTTGACGCCGTCCTGGATGATGCCGCCGACGATCATGAGGTCGATGTCGACGGTCAGGCTCTTGTCCCCCTGGGACGCCTTGTTGCTGCGCTTCGAGAAATGGACTTTCTTGAGCTCGTCAATTCTCGTCCGCCCGCCATCGTTGGCGTAGGAAACAACGATCGACGGAATTTCCAGCTTGTAGAACGCGAGCCCCTTGGACTTGCAGTAGTCCAGAAGATCGTCATAGTCGTCGCGGAGCATGGAGATTTTGCCGGACGCCTTATAGTTGCCGGTGCCGTAGCCGCGCGGCATAGAGCCCTTGCCGTAGGTCTCCTCCTTCTCCTGCTCGTCATCATAGCTGATCTCCTGGAGCTGGAGCACAAGACCCGGGAACTTGACGTCAACGTCAGCCCAGTCGTAGGCTTTCCCGTTTACTTTGAGCATGGTCTTTTCCTCCTTCCATTAACTTTCCGCCAGAGCCGCGCGTCCCAGGTCGATCTCGACCTCGCGGATATAGCCACGGGACAGATAGCGGATTTTGATACGCATGGTTTCATCTTCGAGGAAGGTCTCCTCCTGTCCCTCGACAACGGTCGTCTCATAGGAGCTGATCTCCTCGTCATCGACCATGCGGTCAAGGGGCGCGCTGATGAACTTCGCCCTGGTTTCGAGCTCGCCCTGGATGTCCTCCAGGTCGATGTCATCGTTCTTGAGCAGCAGGGCCTCCTTGCGGGTCTCGCGGATGATCTTGTTCTTCACGCGGACATCTTCCATGTAGCGGAAGTCGCTGCCGTCCGGGCTCATCATCTTCGTGTGGTAGACGAAGAAGTCATCCAGGCCGTCATATTCGCGGAAGGTCATATAGCCCGCCACGTCCAGCAGCTCGATGATGCTGTTGTCATACCCTGACGGGAGCAGCTCAAGCAGCTTCGTCTTCGGGATGCCCATGCCAGCCTCGGGACGAGTCTGGCCGATGGACTTCTGCACGGATGTCATCGCATAGCGACCGAGGGCCACGCCCGCGAGATTGACGTTCTGCGTGGTGCCATCCAGTTTCACAAGGCGGCCCCATGCCGCGCACACCTGGATGTCCGTGTCTTTGATCTTCTTGCGGTCGGCTTCCATCTGGAAGGCCCAGTCGTGGAGGTCTCCGTTCTCGCCCTCCTCGGGGAACTCAGGCTCCAGCACGAAGAACATGGGCTTGTGATAGACCTCGAAAAGCTCTTTCCTGAACTCGCTGACCGCCTGCCAAAGAGCCAGCGTACTCGCGCCGACAATATGGACACCCTCGACCTCCTGGTTGAACTTGGTGATCTTCTGGAGGGCCTCCAGGATGTCGCCGTTGGTAGCGACAGGGGCGGCGGTCTGGAAGGAGTAGGTATCGTTCACCAGGAAGGAGCTCGGCTTCTGGTCGGCCTGTGTGGCCTCGACGAACTTGAGCGTCATCCCAGTCCCGGAGAGCTCATAAGAGCCGGTCATGGGCACGGTGATCTCGTCGCTGTAGGAGAAGCCGCCGTCGATGGAAACGATGAAGGCAGCGGTGTTGAGTCCGCCCTGTGCGGTGATCTTCACGATCACCGAGAAGGCGTTCGTCGGGGAGCCGGTTGCGGTCATGCTGCCGCCGCCATCTCCCACTCTTGTGACCTCTCCGATGGTTCCCGCCGTCGTGGCGGTAACAGGGAGGCAGTAGACACGGCTCGCGCCGAACTGGACGGAGTCCATGACGGCGTCGGCCAGGGGAGACAGGCCGAGGCGTTTCTTAATCATCGCCGCGTCCATATCCCCGGTCACGATGATCGGGGTGTCGGAAACGACGGGGGAGACGCCGACTTTGATGTGGAGGCCGTCGCCTGTGGGCGTCGCGAAGCCCAGAAGGCCGTCGCTGACGTTGTGTTTAACATCTCTGAGCATTTACTCGTTCGCCTCACTTTCCTTGCTCCTGGGGCCGCTCGCGGGCCCCCTGGTAAACCTCTCGATGCCAGCGAGGAACTCCTCGTCAGACATCACTCTTCCGGGCTTCCATCCGCTCGCGACACACGCGCCAGCGAAGACAGCCCGCTTGATATTGTGCTTCTTGCAGAGCTCTCCGATCGTCAAGAGCTCCGGCTGTTTGGTTTTGGTTGCCATTATCAAGGCTCCTTTCCGTTGTTCTTTTCAACGGACACGACCTCGACGCCGGTGAGCGGCGCGAAGCCCGTGTCCCTATAAAGGCCACCGTCAAACGAGATCGTCGCCTGGACGGCAACCTGGGCTTTGAGAATGGAGTCGTCTTTGTCGACCCAGTCCGCTCCCTCGACCTCGATCTGGACGAAGTTGCCGTCGACATAGATGCCCCGGTCAAGGCTCGCGAGAAACTTCTCGAAGATGGTCTCGACCGCGTCGTCGGTATAGTCCCCGATGACCACCGTGAACGTGAGCTTCCGTTCAAAGACCTTTCTCCTCTTCTTCTGCGCTCCCTCTTGGTCAATGTAGTAGGTTTTGGAGCCGTTTCTGGATAGGGCCTCTGACTCGAAAAGCACCGCTCCTATGTGGGACTCCTGACTCTTTTCGAGAGATTTCTGGGTTGTGTACGGCTTGGACTTTAACCCTGCCGCCACGAGCTTATCAAGAAGGTATTGTTTGCTTTGTCCGTAGAGCACGGGTTAATTCTCCTTTCCGATGAAGTCCTCGACCGTTGCTTTGATCTCCTGCATATCGTCGTCGGAGAGGCCGAGGAAGGGACGGGCGGGGATGCGGATGCGGACTTGCTTCTTAGAAACCCACTTGCCTCCCACCCGGAAGCGGAGGGCTTTCTTTCTGCGAGCCCGGATTGTGCGGCCCGGTTCGCCGAACTGGTGCGTCGCCGCGTGCTTGACGTTGGTGCCGACCGCAAAGCCTGTAGCGTCCGACTTCGATTTGATGGAGTTGCGGAGCTGCGCGGACTGGATGAGCGTTTTCCCGCCCTCGGTCTCCGCCCTTATGGATGTCTTCCACCGCTTGCCGCTCGGGTCTCTGCTCTTTTTGAAGCGTTCCAGGGTGGACTCCCGGACACCTTCGGCGAGAGCTGCGTTGATGCTCTTCTTGTCGATCTCCGAGAAACTCCTTATTTTTCGGAGCATCGCCTGGGTGTCCCCTTCGAGTCGGATGCTATACATGGCTCACATCCCCCTCATTTTGTCCCGGCTGAAAATCCGGGGGTTCGATTTCACCGAGAACCCGGTCGCCGCTGCGGTGGTCGGGTCATCGGTCTCGGCCCCGAGTGAGACCTTTCCCTCCGCGACAAGCGTGAGGAACTTGATCGCCTGATTGTAGCGGTTGAGATAGGTCTTCTGATCTGTGCTCTCGTCGATGCCGATGCGAGAGAACAGGTTATAGACTGCGATGTCCTTCGAGCATTTGTTGATGATCTTGGGGGCCGGTGAGATCGGCACGGCGTACCTCTTGGCAAGGTAGCCGTCGATCTCACCGTCAGCGTCCGCGATCGCCTCGTCAATGATCGGGACGACCAGCTCCTCACGTTCTGCAGGGTCTTCGATGAAGGTGTCCCCGATGATCGCGTTGAGGGCGTCATCCTTTACCATGCTACGGACTTCGGCTCTCGTGCTGTAGCTCACGACGTCCCCTCCCTTCTGTCAAAAGTGGGAGGTTTAGACCTCGGAGCCGTCAGAGCCGACCGCCATCTGCCAGAAGCCAAAGCCAGCGTTGCCACGGCTGTCCGCGCCATAGATGAACTTCTTGCTCATGAAGACGTTGTCATCGGTCTCGGCAGTCTTGGAGACGAACTTCGCCTTCTTGCGCTGCTGGTAGATGAGGGGCTTGATGGGGCGGCTGGTGTCCAGAAGGAACCACGCCGTGTCGCTGGTGAGTCGGGGCTCGACATGGAGCTCTGCGGTGCCCTGCATGGTGTTCTTGGTGCCGTTGATGAACTCGGCGACCAGGATTTCCCGGGCCTTGGCCTCCAGAGTGGGCGGAACGACCAGCAGATTGGGAACCAGGGCCAGGGAGCGGCCCTTGCTGTTCTTGTAGCCTCTCATCATCGCGCGGGCGGTGACATAGGACTCCAGGGAGAGCTTGCTGGTGATCTTGTTGCTCACCGCGTTCTTGCCGACCTCATGGTCGGTAGCGAAGAACGCCTTGCCGTCGTAGCACTTCGCCTCGAAGCCGGAGGCCAGCAGCGCGTAGACCAGCTCGTCGGGATGGGAAGCAGCGGACGCGCCGAGCATCTGGATAGAGGGCTTATACAGGCCGATCTTGTCGTCCTCGATCGCGTTGCGGTCGACGCCGACGGTCAGCTCGAAGTCCTTGTTCTTGATGGTGTAGTCAGAGCCGGTGAGGTTCTGGATTTCGCGGTCGCCGATCCACTCCCTCATCCCGGGGATGTCGCCGAGCCACGCATAGGTTTCGCTGTCACTGGCGGAAGGGACAACGGTCGCGACCTTCTCATAGGTCGGCTTCTGCTCAGAGAACGCCTGATTGAACAGAGTGTTGAAAGAGACGTAGATGCCTCTGAGGTTCTGGGGATTGATAATCATGATGTGTTATCCTCCTTTTGTTTGTTGGTGTTAGGACGCGCTGGTCACGGTGACGCCGCGACCGATTTCAACGGCGACGCCGTCCTCGTCTACGCGAACAACCAGACCAGCGGCGGAAGCCCCGGTCGCAAGAGCGGTGACGGTCTGATCGTCCTCGATGTAGCAAGGCTTGAGGACGTGGGCCGCGCCGATCTTGTTCGAGGTTGTGGCGGTATTGTTAAAGACGAATACGCCGCGAGCGACGCGGATGAACGCCTCGCCATCTGCCCCCTTGTTCTCGACGGTCTCCTCCGCGCGGCCCGCTGCGGTCAGGCCAGTTGCTTTCTTGCCGGGGATTGCGTAGCCGTTGGCGTCCAGGGCGACGAGAGCCCCCTGGTAGATGGTGGCGCCGCCCTTGACGGGCAGATACAGGAACTTCGCGTCCTGCATGATCTCGGTGGTGTCCCTTTCTTTGGTCAGAGCTGCCATGATGTTAGTCCTCCTTCATTCCGTACTTCTTGACGTCTTCGGCACTGATGCCGAGCTGCTTGCAGACGAGCATCGTCGCGTCGTCGATCTGGTCGCCCTTGAGAGGGAGATTGTCGCCACCGGCGATCTCGCTCATGGGGACGGCCTGGGGAGCCTTCTCCACGAAGGAGCCGAAGCCCTTCGGGTCGCTCAGAGCGTAGCTCTTGGCCCACTCTTTCTGTGCCGGAGTGATCTTTCCGGCCTTGAGAGCCAGGGTGACAGCCTCGTCGGCGTCGCGCTGCGCGTTCTGCTGCTTGAGAGCCTTGAGCTCCTCCAGTACATTGACGCCATCGATGGTGCCGCCCTTGAGCTCCATGATCTTCGCCGTGACGTCATCCGTGGCGGCTCCGACCTTGAGGCCCAGCAGCTCACACACGGCCTTGTTCGCGACGACGTTTTCGTCGGCGGCGGGGGGCTGCTGCCCTTCCTTGAGAGCTTTGTTCTCGGCGACACACGCCTTGAGGGCCTCCATGACCTGCTCCTCGTTGGCGTCTTCGCCCAGGCCCAGCAGCTCCGCGAGCTTCTTGATGATTTCCATGTTGTTTTGTCCTCCTTCAAAAGTTTCAGAATTAACGATTGCGGTCATCCCTTCGATCGCAGGGGTATTGGTCAGAGCCAGAGAGTGCAGCCCCGTCGCCTTGTTATCCGATTTGCGGACATTGACCACGGGGGAGAGGTAGCGGTACTCCTTGTTCTGGAGGTACTGCGCCCCTCTGGGCGTCCACTCGACGACGGCCTTGATCTGTCCGTCCTCCAGCTTGAGCTCCTTGACCCATCCGGCAGCGGGGGCTTCGACCCCCTTGAGCGTCTGGTGTTCGTAGTCGACAACGAGATCGACGCCACGTTTGGCGATCTGCGCCTTCATCGCTTTGTAGCTCTCCTCGTCAACATCGAACTCTCCCTTCGAGCTGACGACGTGGCCCAGGGGGAGGACGGAGATCGTCTCCGGGGCTCCTTCAAGCTCCACGTTGCTGCCCTTGAGGATGAAAAACTCATTCATTTTTGCTGTGTCCTCCTTCGGTTTCTTCCCGAGCCTTGTTCTAAGGCCGTTAGCACGCGTGCAAACGCCCCTATTTCGCTTCTTCCGGGCTCCCGCCCCCCTGCGGTCGCCCGCCGCTCTGCAGCCCTCTGTGGGCCTCTCAGCGGCTTACACGCCCGTCCGCTCCTTTTCCCTGTTCTGGTACGCCTTCACCAGCGGCTCGGGATAGTCTTTCATGTCGGGCTCGAAGCGTACCTTTGCGGGGTTGGTGGAGAAGTGGGGGTCGGGAGCAACTGCCGGGAAGGATGTCTCAACCTCCAAGCCCCGCTGCTCCATCTGACGCTTTGAGAGCGTCCTCACGGTGCAGCGGCAGCGGAAGCCGTTCGGAGGAAACCATGTGTCCCATATAGGGCTGTCTGCCGGGAATACCTTCCCGTCCATCGCAAGGTGACTCGGGCGCGTGTGGGAGTCGTTGACGGCGTCGTACATCCAGTACGGGCGGAGCTGCATGACGTCCGGGTCTGTCATTTGCTCGTAGTGCCCTACGTTATATGCCGTTTGGATGTTGGTGCGGAAGATGTTGTCGGCTTGCAGCGGGTCGAGCCCTTCATAGCCTTCGGCTTCGAGGAACTCGTTCATGTTCGCCCGGAACTCTGAGAGGGTGTTTCCTTCCTCCAGGGCTGCAAGAAGCTCATCATAGAACCGCTTGAGCATCTGGGCCTTGGTGTAGCCGCTGACCGTGAAGGCGAGCCCCCGGTACTCCTCGGCGATTGCGTAGAACTTCGCAGCCGTTACCGGGACGCGCTCCTTGAAGTAGCTGACGGCCTCCTCGAAGGTCATGTCTTTCCGCGTGAAAATCTCGTCGATGTCAGCCATTCTCCAGCACCCGCCCCTCGAGGTCTGCGTAGAGCATGACCTTTTGCAGCAGCTCTTCCACCTCGGAGACATCCATTGCGGCATAAAGCTCGGCGACGGCCTTGTCGTCCTCCATCATGTCGCGGAGCTCCTCAAGGCTTTCCGCTTTCTCAATTATCTTGAGAACAGGGCCGAAGGCACGCTTGAAGCTACCGGCCCCGTGCCGCACGGCTGCGGATGCGAGCTTGTCGATGTGCTGCTGCGTTCCGATGCCGTCATCACCTTCGGCCTTGAGCGCGATCTGCGCCGGGTTTTGCTCCTTTTTGAATGGGAGCCCGGTCAATCCCGCACTTGTCGACCTGGGTGCAGCGACTTCCTCGTCAGCTTCCGGCTCTGGGATGGAGAACTTCTTGTAGATGAAGCTCGTCGGAACCCGGAGACCGACCTCGTTGACGAGTGTGCCGATGATGGTCGCCGTCTGGGTAAGGTCTTCCGACTCCTCACAGTCAAAGCGGATATGCGGCACGCGCTTGTCTTCTCCGAAGTTGAAGATGCACAAGGGCCGGATGAGATCGCGCCGGAGCGTTGATGCAAGTGACTTGCAGTCAGCGACGGTCAAGTCGTGCCGGACGTCGTTGTGGGTCTTACTCTGGGCGTAGCTTCCGCCGCCAGAGTCAGAGGTGAGCGTCTGCCCGAGGATTGCCTTGGAGATTTGCTCGTCGCAATATCGGGCGAGGCGTTCGTACAGGTCGGAGCTTGACGTCTTCTCCGTGGTGATGAAGTCGATCGACGTGCCGTCCGGGATAATGCCCGCCGCGTCCGCGCCGATCTGGATGAGGGCTTGCATGAGGGCGACCTTGTCCGCCTCGCTCGCCCCGGGCGCATACTTGCCCAGGCGAAGCGGTAGGCCGTAGACCTCGGCAAAGCTGACCCAGTCCTTGAGATCGTAGTTTTTGAACAGGTACATCCAGGCCACGACCCGGAGGATGCCCGCCCGGGATGTGTGTCCGCTGCGGGCCTTGTACCTGTGGACGATGAATTTATTCGCGGGGAGCAGGATGCCCTCGGGTGCGTCCTTGGTGCGTACCTTGAAGGAGTCGTCCAGGCTGTCCCAGAAGAACCGCTTTTGATGCCTGGACTTAATCTCCCTGACAACGACGTGTCCCTCGTCGTAGCCCCACATGATTTCGGAGACGGCGAAGCCCTTTCCGATCGCGTCCAGGAGGTCGGTCTCGACATCCTCAAGGCTCTCGATGCCGTTGATCTGCTCTTCGATGAAGTCGGCGATCTCCTTGTCTCTCGGGTCATCGCTGAACGGGATGATCTCGAAGTCGAGCCCCGTGACGGCGTTCTTTCTGGTCTGGAGCTGGCTGAACAGGTGAGGGTCTTTCTCCTCCATCTCCTCGAAGAGCTCCATCTGCCGGAGAACGTCTCCCGCGTCTGCCTCCTTGAAGATTTCCGCCAGCTTGACCGGCGTGAGCCCGTTGCTCGGGTACTCGCTGTACTTGTCCGTCACCTGGGCGACGGCGATCTCGTTCGTATTGGGGCGGCGGAGCGGCGCGGGGTTCTGCTGCGGCTGCTTCTGCCGCTTTTGCTTCTTACTCATTCAACCGCCTCCTCGATGCGCCGGTGCGCTTTCTCAAAATACTCGTCATCCAGCTCGACGCCGATGAACCTCCGCCCGGTCTTCTTTGCCGCGACCAGCGTGGAGCCGCTCCCGGCGAAGGGGTCAAGAATGAGGTCTCCCGGCTTCGTGACGGACGTGATGAGGTTCGCGATGAGTCCCACCGGCTTCTCTGTTGGGTGTATCATCTGGGCACTCCCGAGCTTGCTGAAGGTAACGAGGTCTTTCGGCCTGTGTCCGGGGAAGCTATACTTCCCCTTGATCGCGAAGACGATGTTCTCGTGGGATGGTGCAAACGCCGCCTTCGTGTCTCCCATTCCGTGATGAACCTTGTCCCAGATAACTTCGCTTTTCACCTGGAAGCCCGCCAGCTTGATCGCGTCGATGAAGGTCTGCTCGACGTCCCATCTGGTAAAGCAGAGAATGGCTCCTCCAGGTTTCAGAACCCGGTAGGCGTCATACAGGAACCAGATGAAGGGCGACTTGTCGTTCTTAATCCGGGCCCCGGTCTGGGAGACGTAGTTGATGCCGTAGGGCGGGTCTGTGATGATCGCGTCGATGCTCTCCGCCTCCATCTGTCGGAGCACGGTGAGGCTGTCGTCGTGGATGATGGTGTTCTCTTTGATGGTGATATGCCCCACCTCCTTAATAGGCTCCGCGCTTGAAGTCCAGGGCGCGGGCGATGACGCTCTTGTATTCGACCTTCCGCCCGACTTTGACATCGAGGGCCAGCTTGACCGCCATCTGGAGGCCGTCCGGGCCGTCATCGTTCTTGCCCATCGGGTACTCGGTCATCTGCTTCAAGAGGGTCTTGTGCTTCCGGCTGAACTTGACGTAGCCGTTCTTGATGAATGGCTGCAAGGACTGGATGCGAGCGTCTTTGTTCTGTGTGCTGTTGATCTCCACAATAGGGAGGTATTCGCCGACCGCTGCGGACTTCTGACGCATGATCTCGGCGAAGTAGTATTGAAACTGAACCGTCTCGACGCCGAACTGGTAGTAGGGCCGCTTGTACTCTCGCTTGAGGCGGCGGCTTGCCTCCAGGGCGTCCTCGATAATCTGGTCGGGCTTTCGCTTCGCGATGTCCGCGATGATGACGTAGATGTAGCCGGTGGACGTATCCTTCGCCAGAGCGAAGATGGAGCTGGTGTCCGACTTCTTGTTCTTGCCCAGCGAGGGGTCGTTCGCCCCGATGAACAAGAACTTCGGGTCGGAGAAGTCCGGGGGCTGCTTCCCGTCGTCATCCCAGAAGTCAAACCACTCCTCTTGGAAGGTGCAGTTTTCCGGGTCGATGGGGTCGTTCTGGATTTCACTGTTGAACGACGCCTCGCCTTCTGAGACGCGGATGACCATGAGGTCGTAGTACGAGAGCTTCTCCTCCCACAAGACGGAGGTGCCTTCCAGCATCTCGTCCTTGTTGGCCTCGTAGAACTCCAGGGCCTCCTCCTGCCGGTTCTCGTTGGTGAGATCGGTGAAGATCGCTTCCCAGGCGTCCCAGAGCTCGCCGTTGGTGGCGAAGCTGATGACGCCCTGATACCTGACCGACTTGTAGCTCGGGTTCTTCGCCACATTGGCAAGCAGCGCGTCGAAGTGCAGCAGCGTCCCGATGTAGACGATGTCTGTGTAGGTGTCGCCCGCCTTCGAGACCGCCTTGTAGAACCAGTCGCGGAGCTTCTTTCTCTGCTCCGGGGTATTGACGTTCTCGTCGTTTTCCAGGTCATCGCAGACGATGAGGTCGGGTCTCCATTGTTTGTGACGCCGACCACGGATTTTCTTGCCGGAGCCGATTGCCTCGATCTTGACACCGTTGGAGAGCAGGATGACCGAGGACTTCCAGACCTTTCCCTCCAGCTCTCCGAAGTCTTCCTTGAGGACGGTGTTCTCTTCGAGCTCCGTCTTGATGTCAGCGAGGAACCCTTCCGCCTGTTCGGAACTGTCCGACAGGATGAGGATGTAATGCTTGTAGGCATAGACAGAGGCGTGGATGGAGTCCTTAAAGGTGAAGGTCGTGCTCTTTGCGTGACCACGGGGTGCCTCGATTGCCCGGTGACATCCATCGGCCCGGGAGATCTCTTTTGCAGACTCCCCGGGGTCGAGGCCCTTCATGACGCCCTCGCGCCATATCTTGTCGAGCTCCCCGTGGAACGCCGGGGAAGGCCGGACGAAGTAGTGCGCGAGATAGGCCCGCCCGAAGTATTCAAGATCAAACGCCCCGAGCTTCCGGCGCAGCCCCTTCGGCCCGGTCAGCTCTTTCCCGTCCTTGAAGTCCTGGAGGAGCTGCGCCCGACGTTCGGGGAAGTTGTCACCTCGGACAACATAATCGAGAAAAAGTTGCCGTTGGTAGTCACGGTTTGCGACCACTTCACGGTCTTCCGGCTCCTCGAGCCGTTCGAGGTATTCATTGAGGTCAATCTTCGCCATCGGTCAGCACCTTCTCTCTCGCCCGCGCAAGTACGTCATGCAGCTCTCCCGCGAGCTCCGGGTGCTGCTTGATCGCCGCCATGAGCTCGGCCTCCATCTGATCGAAGGCGAGCTCCGCCTTTTTCTTGAGGTCTGCTCGGACGCGCTTCTCATAAGTCGCGTTCCGGGCCAGGGAGGCGATGAGCCGCCCCGCTTTGTCGAGGGGCATTTCCTGGAAGTCATCCTCGGCGGTGCTGACCCGCTGCATGAGGCCGTCCATGAGCACCATTGACGCCGCCTTCGTGTAGTCGAGGTCTGGGTGCGCTTCAACGGCCTGGGCGATTGCCTGAGTCCTCTGGATGGTCTCGGCGACGCGCTGCGCGGCTTGGGTGGTTCGGATAGCATACCGACCGATCGCCGACTTGCTGATCTCGTACCCTTCGCTTTTGAGCCATGCAGAGAGCTCCTCGTAGGTGTTGGTGGTGTCGGATAGCTTGACGTCGAGCTGCCCCTTAATGTCATCCGGGAGCTTGTCGATCGTCGAGCTCACCCGTGTCCGGCGTCGCTCGTTCTTAGACATCGACGCCGGGGTCGTCAATCGTGCTCTCCAGAAGGTCGACACCCTTCCGCGTGAGCTTGATGACGGCGTCCTTTCGGTAGGCGTTGTATGCGTTCGCCGTCCGGCTGGTGAAAACGATGTAGCCCGCCTCCTCCAGATACTCAATGTGCTTCGAGATGTCGGGGGAGTAGATCAAGCCATCGGCGACGAGGGCGTTCGTGATCTGCCGGACGAGGAGCGTGTTCTGGTTGCCTTTCGCCAGGGCCCGGATGATGTAGCCCCGGATAGCTTTATTCTTGCTGACTTCCTGTTCCGTCAGCTCGTCCATGATTGCCATGAGCTGTTATTCCTCCTTTCCTTTTCCTTTGCCGTAGAGAATTTGGTCGAGTTTATCCTCGACCCGGTTCATGACCCGGATGTAGTCCTCCCGGGTGACGTACACCAGCGGGAGGTCTGCCTTGAGGTCGTTGAGCTTCTCGTCTACCTTCGCGATCTTCTCAGCGGCCTCTCTCTTTGCCTCCGCGATCTGGGTGGCGGCTTCCTTCTTCGCCTCCGCGATCTGGGCGGCGTTCCTCTTGTCTGCCTCCTCCAGCGTCGCGAGCGTCTTCTTGATGAAGAACGTCAGAGCACCGACGACGAGGGTGCAAAGGAGGGAAGCTGCTGCGCCGATGACGGTGGTGATCTGTGCGACGTCCATGTGCGCCCCTCCTTACTCTTCGGAAGAAGGAGCAGCCCCCTCGGTGACGGTGTCGCCCTCAAGCAGCACGCCCTCGGGGAGCGTGATGAACGGGTCGCTCTGCTTCACCTTCAGGACGGCGTCCTCGATGCACTTCGTCAGGTAGTCGTCGAAGCTGCCCAGGTTGTCGGTAATGACCTTCTGGGCCTCCGGTGCGATCGCTGCCTTGACCTCGTTGAAGACCTGTTTGCCCAGGGCAAACAAGTCCTCGCGGTTCGCGGCCCCGCTCTTGACCGCGTCGCGGAGGGCTTTTGCCGTGGTCTGCTCCATCGCGCCGACCGACTTGGTCGCAAGGTTCTCGACGTCCGCGAGGGCGTTGTCGAGCACTTTGCGGGCCGACTCGTCCTCGATCTGAGCCGTCTGCGCTTTCAGCTTCGAGGCCCCGAGGCGGATGTAGTAGACCGCGTAGGCTCCCGCGAGGGAGATGACGGCGAGTGCGAGGTTTACCAGCACCTCGGTCGCCGCGCTCTGGATGATGTTCATGTCCATGTGTTGCGTCCTCCTTTTGGGTAAAAAATAAGAGTACAAGCTACGCTTGTACTCTTAGGGTAAACCATCCTCTCGGAAGCCTCTATATGTAGCACTTCTAAGAGATAGCTTTTATTAAGTTGTGTCTCCCGGCCCGTCCGTGCCGGTTAGGATGTCGAAGAGCTCAAGCTGCCCTTCGAGCTTTCCGTCTCCGCAAAGCTGCCGTACCCAACGCTCGGTGACGTTGTATTTTCGGGCGAGCTCCGGGTGATTGTAGCCGTTAAACTCGGCCTTGATGTGGGCGTCTCGGACGGGTCTGAGGACGCTCTCCGGCTTCGGGAGGTAGATGGTGGCACCGCCTACGACCTCGCAGAGCTTGTAGAAGTTTTCGACTCCGATTGCCTCCGCGATCGTCCTGTTGTCTCCATCTGTTATCATGTCGATCGTCAGCTCTTTCGAGAGATTGTCCATGTCCCGCCCTCCTTTCTCTTACTCGGTCGGCTGCTCCATCATCTTGCCCAGGATGCCGATGATCTCACCGACCTTGATTGCCTCTCCGAACTTGTTGGCCCAGTAGTCCGGGGAATTGATGACTCCGGCTTTCACAAGGGCCGTCAGGCCGTTCCGCTGCCAGTCCGGGTAATTTGCCAGGGGGTCGGGCTCCGGGGCCGGAGAGGGGCTCTCAGGGGCTTCCTGGGCCATGATCTGACTGAGGAGCTTGACCACGTTCGCGCCGTACCCGCTGCCCGGGACGGCCCATCCCTTTCCGTTGGGGTTGTCCGCCGCGCCGAGCCACTCCACATAGGGAGCGGAGCCGCGAGTCACCAGAGAGAAACGGGGGTCGACGCAAGCGTTGACCAGGGGCTCGGTGGATGCGTATGCCTTGAGGTGCTGGATTTGAGCACGGACGCCGGTGCGGGGGTCAGGGAAGGTAGCAGCCTGTCCCGTGGCGTTGCCGTTCAGCGCCCCGATGCCTGCGTAGTTGTTCTGCGTGGGGAGCACGATGCCGCCGTACTTGAAAAAGCCCGTCTCGTGGAGGCTCTGCGCAAAGGCGACGTCGCCGCGCACGCCCTCGGCCTCGCCCTCTTCGAGGAAGAACTGCGCCAGCTGCTCCAGCGAGCACGCCGGGAGCTGCGGCTCCGCGTTCTTGGATCGGGCGAACAGCGCCATCTGCTGTGCGCTCGCCTTGGCCTTGCCCATGATCTCCGTCTTGCCCGTCTCCGTGGTGGTCGCGCCGCCGTTCAGCTCCGTGAGCTTTGCGGCGACCTTCTGCTTGAACTGCGCCCAATGGGGCAGGATGTACAGCGGGCAGTTCTTCCTCGCGCCCTGCACGATGGAGTCCGGGTGACCCATCCAGTGGTTGTGCGTGTACAGCTCGTTCACGCTCAAGCCGTGCTTCTTCAGCAGCAGTGCCGCCAGCAGCACGCCGTTCTCCTCTGCCTTGAGGTCTTCCTTGCTGCCCGAGCCGTCCATGACGATCTCGATGGAGAGCGTCGTCTCGTTGCCGCCCGTGGCCTTCCGGCCATCGCCCGCGTGCCAGCCCACCTCGTCCTCTCTCAGGTTCTGCCATGCGTTGATGTCGTCGACGTAGTAGTGGACGCGGGCGTCGTTCATGTTGGCGTTTGGCCACGTCGCACGGGTGTACTGCTCGGCGTCCTCCTCCACGTTCTTCAGGTCGTTGGTGTTGTGGATGGTCACGCCCTTGACCTTGCCCGTGCCGCCCGAGAGCAGACGGTCGGCCTTGTACTGTGCGCCCTTCTTGTACGCGCCGGAGTCCTTGGGCCAAACCGCGCCCCACGGGATGATCTTCTCGTTGATGACGAGGCCATGCTCCGTCCTCGTCGCGTCTGGTGTCAATTTTGCCATGATGTGAATCCTCCTATAAATTCATGACCGGGTTGTAGACCTTCTCGACATACTCCCCGATGCTGTATTGCTCGCGCCCCTCTGTTTTGAGTTGCTGCATGAACCGATCGGTCTCCACCGCCAGCTTCATCAGCTTCAGGATGCCAACCTGCTCCGATGTCACTTCGTGCAGCTCCGGCCCCACCGTTGCCATGATCGCCTTGCGGAGGTAGAAATCTGCGGTGTAGACATCCATCTCGCTGAAATCCTTCCACACCTCCCGGGCGAACTTCTTGCGGTTGAGCCGAGGCTTATCAGGTGGGAGAACGCCGTCCGCTTGGAGCTGCTTCTTGATCGCCGCACGCTCGGCCTTCTCCCGCTGCGTGAGGCGTTTCTTCTTCGTCGGCACACCGTCCCCCCCTTAACACGCAAGCGGCCCGCCTGGGGGCTGCTGCGCGGCCTTCTGCTGCTCTATGAGGGCCCGCGTGAACTCCGCCGTCTCCACCTGCTGCCGGAGATGCACGGCGGAGGCGAGCACCTGGGCCGTCGAGGTGAGCTCGGAGGTCGTGAGCTTGAGCAGCTCCTCGCGGTCTTCCTTGCTGGTGTTCTCTCCCAGGAAGCGCCGGGATCGGACGATCTCGTTCACGGCCAGGACGGCGGCGAGCCTCTCGACGAGCCCCATCGCCCCAACCTTCCGCCCGCTCACGCCTCCACCTCCGACTCGATCGGGCCGTAGCCCAGCCGATCCCGGTAGACATTCGCCGCCCGGATGACCTGGGCGACGGCTGCGTCGCTCGCCAGTCGGTCGCCCAGGCTTCGCCGCTGCTCCGGCGTCGCGCCATTCTCCCGGATGACCTCCGACACCTCCGCCACGTCCCGGGGCGAGATCTCCGTCAGACGGCGGGCCACTCCGGGCGGGAGCCGCTGATAGTGCAAGCGGAGGAAGATGATCCCGGTCTCCACCACTATGTCCAGCTCCGTGTCCCGGATGCTCTCTTGCATCCGGTGGATGCCTTCCAGCGCGGCCAGGACATCGAGCTCCCGCTGGTTCTCGTTATCCATCCCGCCCGGCCCCCTTCCGCTGCTCTCTGGCAAGGATCGCCTTGAGGCCCTCGATGACCTTCTCGCATTGCGCTATGTTCAGCCATTCGATGCGGTCGACATGGGCCACGCGCTTGACGAAGCCTTGAATGCGGCGCGGGTCGTCATTCCAGCCCAGCGCCTCGCACAGCGCGTAGATCTTCCGGCGCTGTGCGGTGGTGCGGATGTCGCCGCCCGTGTCCGTGCGCTTGTCCCGCACGCTCCGACTCACACTGTCCTTCATGTTCTGCAGCACGCGAGCAACAGTGTTGACCTCGCCCTGCGTCAGCATCTTCATGGACTCCTTGCCTGTCTCGCGGTAGACAACCGCGTGCAGGTCTTCGTCCGTGAGGTGCAGCTCCGGCGACTTCGCGATCGCCCACAGCGTGCGGATGGAGGGCTGTTTGCGCCCAGTCCTTGCTGCTGTCATTCCGTGAGCCCCCTTCCTCAGTTGCCCGCCTTGATCTGCTCCAGCTTGGCGATGTTCACCTCATAGCCGAACACGTCGCTCTGTTTCCACGTTGCGCCCACGGCGTTCACTGTGTCCTCGCCGTACTTCTTCAGAGCCTCCTTGCTGACCTTCTCTTCCACCACGATGCAGTCCGTCATCTGGCGGGACTTGAGACGGCGGATGATCTCCTCCAGCTTCTCCTTCGCGCGAGGGAGGGAGACGGAGGTGGAGAGCCGGAAGCCGACCTCTCCGAAGGTGAGGGTCATCGACTTCGCCTTGCCCATCTCGTCGCGGTGATCGGTGACGAAGGTCTTGATCTCGCGCTCCAGGCGGGCGATGCTGTCCTTGTAGGGCTTGCACTGTTCCTCGGCGACCTTCTGGGCTCCGATGATCTGCTTCTGCATATCGCTCTCGATGTCGCCGACCGCGATCTGCGCCTCGGCGATCTGACGGAGGGCGTCGTTCACGTCCTCCCAGGACTTGAGGCTCGGGGCCTCGATCACTCTTTTTCTTGCCATTGGTTAAGCTCCTTTCGTGCGTTTGTTATGGTGGACTCTGCCCCTGCGGGGGACATAGGAGTCTGCGAAAATCATGTAAAGCCCCAGAGGGAGGGTCAGCAGGACGGCAGTCACATCCCGGTCTTCCGGGGTTGTTCCGCTGCAAGCCAACGCGATCAAGATGCCGGACATAATCACCAGCGCGGCACCGATGAGACGCTGTTCTCTCATTTTCATTGTCCGCGCCTCCCCTCAAAGCATCATCATCGAGGACGCTTGCTCGATGATCTTCAAGGTGACGACCTCCTCGCCACGGTCGGCGAGGATGCGCTTGACGTTGGAGAGCGTGCGGTCGAGGAGGCGAAAGCAGCCGGTCTGCATATTGCACGCCCGGGCCTTGAGCTCCAGCAGGGCTTCTGACTCGATCTCGAAGCCCTCCAGGTAGCCCTCAACCTCGGACGGGGTCAGCCCCCGGAGTGAGGCGTAGAAGTCCACGCGGTTCGCCATGCGGACAAGGTAGGTCTTGATCTGGGCCTCCAGCTTCGTCTCGCCAGCGATCACAAGGCCGACGTCGCTCTGGTCGAAGATTGCCCGGAGTATCTCCATCTTCTTCTGGGTGTACTTGGAGACCAGCTTGTCCGCCTCGTCGATGATGAGGAGGTAGCCCCGGTTCGTGTTGAAGAACTCCCGGATGCCGTTGACCCTGCGCCAGATGGTGCCGTAGCCGCTGGGGAGGCCCAGGCTCCGCTCGATCGCTTCCACGAGGTCGCGGCTGCTCATGGTGTCGTCGCACTCGATGTAGGCGACGCGGGGGAGCTTCGCGTACTGACGGAGGGCGTAGGTCTTGCCGTAGCCGCTTCGGGCGACCACGATGCCGAGCCCGATGTACTCCTGGCAGCTCTGGCACACGCCGAGGACTGCCTTCGCGTCCCGGCTCTCATAGAAGACTGGCGTCTGCCCGGTCTTTGCTCCCGGCTCCTGCGCCGGTGCGGAGACCTCAACGGCCTCGCCCGTCTCATGGGCCAGGAACTCGGCCAGCTTGTTCTCCAGGTCGGTCGGGTCGCTGTCGTACTTGCCCGCGAGGTAGCGGGAGACCGTCGTGCGGCTGTAGCCGATCGACTTCGCCACGTTGGCGATGCTGCTGCGGTTGGTGAGGATGTAGTTGTTGATCTTCTGGGCGAGGCTCTGTGCCTCGGTGTAGGTGATGTTGCGCTCTGCTGCTGTGACTTCCATGTTGTACCTCCTGTTATTCGTTCATGGCCCTCAGACGTGCGAGGGCGTCTCCTGCCTTCGACGCGAGGAACTCGTCCCCGGCATTGGTTTTCTTCTTCCTGGTTGCCGCTGCGGCCTCCGCCCGGAACTCCTTGTCGTTCGGGAGGAAGACCAGTTTCGGGCTTCTCTCGGCCTTGATGGTCAGGTCGATCATGCCGACCGCCTCGGAAGCTCTTCCACACTCGCCGGTGCGGAGCTCGTAGGGTCTGGTCATATCCTCCAGGAGCTCACGCACCTCGCGCTCCTGCCGCTTCTGATCGCGGAGATGCTTTTCGAGTGCCGCCTGGGAACAATGCGGGCCGAAGGCCAGCAGCTCCGGCGAGACTGCCTCGCAGATTTTCCGGCCCTGCTGGTCGAAAACGTAGAGCTTGGTGACATCGTCGATGTCCCACTTGATGCCGACCTTCTGACCGATGTACTTGCCGAGCTCGCTGTCGGAGTAGACCGTTCCGAACTTGTTGATGCCGTAGTTGTAGACCCGGGCCGTGTCCGCCTTCATGAGCAGCATCGCCGCGTATTCCCTGGGCGGTGCGGCCTTCTCGTAGCGGGGGCCGTTCTCGAACATCTCGATCGGCGTGACCCACTTCTCGCCCGCGTCCTTGAGGCCACGGTGTACCCGCGTGTGATACTTGGTTTCCTTCCAGGTCGTCCAGACCTCGAAGAACTCCTCCATCGTCAGCAGCTCGCCGCGCTCCAGCATCTTGTCGACATCCTTCTGCCGTTTGGCGTAGGTCTTGGAGCCCGTCAGGGTGCCGGTGTAGGACTCGAACCAGCGAGAGAACTTGTCGCACACGGTTTTGAAGAACCGCTCGATCGGTTTGTCCCATGGCTGGTAGGGAAGCGACCGGCCCACGTCCTCGATGCCGATGCTCTGGTAGAAGCCCACCGTCTCGGCGTCGAAGGAGAAGTCGATCTTCCGCTCCTTGCGGTTCTGCCCCGTCATCGTCTTCGCGGTGTAGTCCTTGCCGTTGTCGACGTGCAGGATATGGGGGACGCCGCCCGGGTTGCTGTAGATCATCTTGACCAGCGACTCCTTCAAGGTCTGGGAGTTGGCGTCCACGCACGCCACGTCGCCGATGATGCAGCGGCTCTTCATGTCCATCCAGGCGACCAGCTTCGGGCGGACGGCCTTGACCTTTCCGTTCGGTGCTGTCCACTGTACCCAGAAGTCGAAGGTGTGCTCGTCGCCCACGACGTACTCCATGACCTCGAGGCTCGTTGCGTCGCGGCGGGCCTTGACCATCTTCTTGTTCTTCCACTCCCTCGTCCCGTTGGCGGCGAGGTAGCGGGCCGACTCCGCGCCCGGGGTGTCCATGAGGTACTTGATGTAGCGGGCGACGGTCTTAATGGATGGGTAGCTCTCCCATCCGCGCCGCTCTGCCTCTTCCTCGAACCGCTCGTAGAGCATCTCGATCGTGCCCAGGTTGGCGGCGAAGCGGCGGTCGAACCAGATGTTCTCGATGAGGGCCTTCTGCTCCGGCGTCAGGCTCGGGAAGGTTCCTGTCTCCTTCGGCTTCCGGCACAAGGCCAGGGCTTGGAAGTAGCCCCGGTTCTGTCCGTCCTCCTTCTCCAGCTTGAGAGCCCAGGCGTTCGCCTCGAGGACGTTCTGGGTGTAGCGGTAAAGGGTCTGCGGGCTCACGCCCAGGCCCAGGGCGAACCGCTCGGCGTAGGCCGTGCGGTCGGGGCCGTCGTAGTCGATAAAGTCCTGAACCCGTGCGGCCAGCTCGACCGCCTCGTAGAACCTCTTCTTGTTGCTCTCGATGTAGTGGTTGAGGTCGGCGTCCACATACCAGGGCGTCGCCTCTGCTGCTCTGCGGTCTATGATGACATCCCTCCCGTCTACCTTCTGCGCGGCCCGGTATGCTTTCCGCGCCTTCGTGGTCAGGGAGGCGACGGAGATCAAGACTTGATCTTTGCCTCCGCCCTCCCGGGCCTGGGTCTGCGTTTTGTACTGCTTGGGGTTGCGCTTCACGCGCTTCTGGTAAGTGTCATAACTGACGCCCTCGAAGGCGGCAGCTTCCTCCAGTGTGATGAATACGTCCGGCACCTCTGTCCCTCCCTTCTGTTGGGGTTATGCCGCGATCGCCTTTTCGACCTTCCTCGGGTCGAGCTCGAGGGCCGCGACGATCGCCGGGAGGTACTTCCCGCCCGAGCGGGTGCCGTTAAGGATATAGCTCAAATACTGGGGTGCTACGCTCACTTCGGCGGCGAGCTCCGCCTTTGTCATGTCCCGGTCCGCGAGAGCCTTGACGACCAGCTTGCCGAAGGGCGTGAGCTTCTTGTTTGGGCCTCTCATCGCTGTCCTCCTTTCTCTGCTTTCGTTCTTAGATTTACTTCCGGGCCACCGCGTAGGCCAGGGCCAGCACGACGCCGATGAACGCCGCCGCCTGTACGGCGGGGAGCGGGAGCCGGAGCAGTACGAACGCCGCCGCGAATCCGAGGGTCGCCAGGGCGATCAATCCGGCTCCGACGTAGATGTCCACCATCCTGTCGACCGCCTTGGTGATCTTGACCCGCGCGGGTCTCATGCGTTTCAGAGCCTCGCGCTTGGTTTCGTTCTCAAGTAATTTGAGAATGAGGTCGTAAGTCCGCACGCTCTGGGAGGCTTCGTAGAACTCCCTCTCCAGCCCGATCTTTGCCTGGAAGGGGTTGCGGGGGTCGCCCGCGTCCCGTTTCCTGTAGGCCGCGTTCCGGCGTGCTACCAGCATCTCGCCGATCGCGGTCTGTAATTCCTGTACGTTTGCCATGCTGCTCTCCTTCCATTTCCCTCCCCGGGCCGGTATAATTGGGGTGAGGCTACCAGCCCAGGAAGGGGGTGTTGTCTGTGATTGATGTGCAGAAATTCTCTAAAGAGGTTGTCGATGAAGTGAAGGCTCGGTTCCCGGAGCGGTTTTCCGAGGATGCCGAGATCGCCTCGAACCTTCTCTCGCTGATCGCGGTAGTTGCAGCTACCGCGATTGCGAAGTACGAGAAGGAGAGGAGTTGA